AGGTCGGCCAGGTCCTCCAGCACGAGGAGGGTGCGCGGCTGCGTGTGGGCGCTCGACTGCCGGTCGCGGCAGACGTGCGCCCAGTGGGCCAGGTCGCGAGGGAAGGTCACCGGTTCATACTCCCAGCCGGCCTGTGCCACAGCGGCCAGGAGGGTGAAGATGATGTCGGGCGCTTTGACGACCAGCAGATTAGCGGCCGCATCCGTGCCGCCGAAGTCCAGGATGCAGGGCATGTCATTCGAGTCGTGGCCGAGGAGGATGCGCACTTTGTCGGGGGCAACGGGCGGGGGGCCTTGGCGCAGGGCGCGGGCCGGCGCGTATGCCGGGGCGGGGGCCGGCTCGTACGCCGGGACGGGGGCCGGGGTTGCAGGCCTGGAGACGGCGCTGCGCTCGCGGCGGAGCAGGGCGACGAGGAGGAGGCTCGTCGGGACGGCGGCGACGATGCCGACGACGAGGCCGATGATGACGGCCTGGACGTCGGTGGTAAGGTTCTGGCCGATGACGACGGCCAGGGCGATGCCGGAGGCGATCATCAGGATGGGCAGGGCGCGTTGCATGGCGGTACTCCTCAGTTGATGATGGGGCCGGACCAGCCGGCGGGCTGGTCGGGGTCGTCCCAGGATGTGTCGCTCGAGGGGCCGTCGTAGGGCGGCGGGTCGAACGACGACGGGGCGGCGTACATGCCGGGGGCGGCGTAGCCGTTGGGGGCATGACCGTTGGACCCGGCCGCAAGATCGGAGCGCGGCTGGAGGGTGCCGGCGATGAAGGAGGCGCGCAGGGCGGCCGGGTAGATGGGCGGCTGCACGCTGCCGGAGGGGAGGTTGTAGACGGCGGGGGGCTGCGGGCGGCCGTCGATGGTGTGGCGCTCGATGACCCGGGTGGTGCCGTCTTTGATGACCTGGCGCTCGATGATCTGCGGTTCGGTCTTCCGCTTGGCGCGCAGGATGAAGGCGACGGCGAACCCGGCGGCGGCGATGACGATGGCCAGCGAGACGGCGATGAAGAAGTAGCGCACGACTTCGCCCAGGATGGCCTCACCGATCAGCCAGACGGCGAGGGTGAGGGGCAGGCCCAGGGCGAGGGCGGCGCAGCCGATGAGCTGCAGGTTGCTGGAGGAGGTCTTGGTCTCCATTAGCGGCGCGCCTCCGGGACGCTGGAAGCGTCCAATGTAGTCCGGTAGATGCGATTGGCCCGCTCGTAGCCGATGTTGTAGCGGGAGCGGATCTGGTCGACGGTCTGGCCGGCGCGGATGTCGGCTTCGATGGCGGTGTAGTCGTCCCGGGTGAGCGGGCGGGAGTCGCGACCGCCGCGCGGGTCGCGCTGGAGGTCGGCGATGTAGGCGAGGGTGGGCAGCTCGTTGTCCAGGGTGCGCACGGCGGACGTGCGCGGGAGCTTGAGCCACTGCTGGCCACCGGTGAGGGGGGCCTGGAAGCGGACGGTTTCGCCGGCGGCGACGAGGAGGAGGTCACCGCGGCCGAGGAGGTCGTCGGCGAAGGTGCCCTTGCGGCCGGTGGCGCCGTAGGTGAGGGTGCGGGAGCCGACGCGGCCGATGATGCGAGCGGTGAAGTTGATGGAGGCATCCCCCAGCGCCTTGGCGCCGGGCTGCTGGGTGGTGCAGAGCAGGTGGATGCCGAGGGCGCGGCCGACCTGGGCGATGCGGGTGAGGGGGGCCGCGAGGCCCTTGTTGACGCTGAGCAGGTCAGCGACTTCTTCGATGACGATGAGCAGGTAGGGGCGGGAGATCCCGCTGCGGGCGCGGCGGTCCATCTCGGCGACGGCCCAGGCGAGGGTGCGGGCGATCTCCGCCGGGTCGGACTGGATGGGGTGGCGGAGATGGGGCAGGCGGGCGAAGATCTTGAGCTCGGTGCCTTTGGGATCGAGCAGCAGCAGGTCGAGATCGGACGGGGCGAGCTGCTGGGTCCAGCGGTAGAGGAGCCACTTGACGAGCTCGGTCTTGCCGGAGCCGGTGATGCCGCCGAGGACGAGGTGGGCGTAGCGCTCGTCGTTGAGGTCGAGCCAGACGGCCCGGCCGCCGGTGGCGATGCCGGCGCAGGCGGCGGTGGGGGCCGGGGGCTGGAGGGCCTCGAGGCGGGCGGCGCGGAGGGGCTGGCGCTGGTCCTCGGGCTTGGGGATCTCCAGCAGGAGGATGCCGCCGGCGGCGAGGCTGACGCGGCAGGAGGTGGCGCCGGCGGCGATGGCGAGGGCGTCGGCAACATCCATGACCCGGGCGGGGCGGATGCCGATGCCGAGATTGACGGTGTAGGTGTCGATCTGCGGGCCGGACCAGGAGAGGGTGACGATGCCCTTGATTTTGTTTTCAGCCAGGACTTCCTGGAGCAGGCCGGCGGTGAGCTCGGCGAGCTGCAACGGGCTCGGGGCTGCGGTTTGTGGTGTGGTGGGTGCGGGTGTGGTGTCGGGCATGGTGACCTCTCGGGCTGGCATGTCAGTTGGCCGGTTCGGCGACGGGCTGCGGCTCGCCCACGATGCCGAGGCGGGCGGCGATGAGCAGGTCGTCGGCCTGCAGGACGGCGGCGGCGGTACGGGTGTCGAAGCGGTCGGGGCAGCCGGCGGTGAGCCAGGCGCGGGCGGCCGGGGCGGCGGACTGACGGGCGCAGTCACGCAGGGCGTCGGAGAGTTCGTCGAATTCGTCGGTGCGGGCGTAGGGTGTGTACATGGTCAGGACCTTGATTCTTCCGATTTACGGATTGCCTTGATGACGGGGGCGCACGCAGGTGCGCCCCTACGGATCGGGTGAGAATGCGTTGTTAGCATCAGGATTAGCGGGCGGGTCATGAGGTCCTCCGATCCTGGTAGATGTTGTGGCGGGCGTTGCGCAGGTGGTATTCGACGCCGGAGAGGGCGCGGGTGAGCTGGTTCATGGCGACGAGCAGGGCGAGATACGGGAAGCGGGTTTCGATGCGCTCGCTGGCGGCGGTGAGGGCGGTCCAGGCGTCTGAGACGAGGGCCTGGGCGTCCTCGATGGAGTTGATGCAGTTGGTGGGCACGCGGGTCTTGGTGACCATCAATGGGGCACTTTCAGGGCGGCCTGGGCGGCGCGATGGGCTTCGGCCTGGAGCAGCAGCGAGCGGCCGATGATGCCGAGCGCTGAGGCGGCGATCGGGGCGCAGACGAGCAGCCAGGTCTCCAGCGGCAGGGCGAAGGCCAGGATGAGCAGGTCCACGCCGACGCCGATGACGACGGTCAGCCAGGTCTGCTGCTGGACGAGGTAGCGGCCGAGCGGGCTGGCATGGAGGCAGAGCGCCCAGATGAGGCCCCAGATGAGGCCCAGTAGGAGACAGATGGGTAACACGGTTGCCTCCGGGTGGTACGGTGGGGAGCAGGGAGGTGGACATGCCTAGATCCCCATCGCAAGCTGGAGGGCCTGGGAGTAGTCGTCCACGGGGGCCTCCAGGGAGTCGAGGTAGAGCTGGGTGACGGCGATGCTGCTGTGATGCATGCGCTTCGAGATGGCGAGGACGTCGAACTTGGCCTTGCGCATGTTGTGGGCGAAGGTGTGGCGCAGGTTGTGGATGTGGTATTTGACGGCGGTATAGGCGGCCTCCTCTTTGGTGAGTCCTGTCCGCCGCAGGGCGCGGCGGATGTGTTTGCGCAGGATGTTGTTGGCCTGGGCCGGCGAGATGTGTTTCGCCTCCGGCGAAACCCCGACGTTGGGGAAGTTTTGCAGGCCGTGGGTGCGGATGGGCAGCCAGATGTAGGCGTCGTTGGCGATTTGGTCGGGATGGCCCGGCAGCCAGCGGCCGGCGACTTTGAGGTAGTGGATGATGGCATGGTAGGCGCGGGCCGGGAAGGGGTCGTCCTGGGCTTTGGAGCCTTTGCCGGACCAGGCGCAGATGTATTCGCCGGGGCGGTCGTCGTTGGGGCGGATGTCGCCCCAGCGGAGCTTGAGGACTTCGGCGGAGCGCCAGCCGGTGAGGAGGAAGGTGAGCAGGAGGGCGCTGTCCCGGGCGCCTTCGAGGGTCTGGACGTTGATGTCGCCGATCATGTGGATGATGACGGCCTGGGAGATGGCGCGGGAGTGGCCCTGGCGAGAGGGGGTGATGCGTTCGAGGTTGTTGGCCCGGAACGGGTTTGCACGGGTGCGGCCATGGGCGTCGAAGAAGAGGCTGCGCTCGACTCCATCGGCACCGAGCTTTTGCTCGCGGATGACCCAGGAGTAGAAGGATGATACGGCAGAGAGTCGCTGGTTGATGGTGGCCTCGGAGAGGCCCTGGTCACGCATGTGCTCTTGCCAGGCCCGGACGTGATCGGGGGTGACGAGCCACCAGTCGACGCCGGTGAATTCCTGGAAGGCGGTGGTGGCGGAGGCGTAGGCGCGGCGGGTGGCGGGGCTGGAGGGGCGGCCCTTGCGGTTGGCACGCAGCCAGGCGTCGCGCTGGACGGTCCAGGCGAGGCGGAGCTGGTGGGAGGCCTGATTTTCATAGCCTGCATAGAAGGCGCGGAAGAGGCCGCTCGAGGGGTCAGCGTTGGGGGCGCTGACCGCTAGGGCGGTCTCTTGGGTTTCGGGGGGGAGAACCGTGATTTCCATGATTTTCAGATTCCCTTGATGGCGGTTATTCACCCTTCGGGTGAGAACTGGTTGTTAGCGTTCGGATGGCCGGGGCGGACACGCAGGTCCGCCCGTACGATTCTGCTGCCGTCTGGGAGGAAGGCGGTCCGACTGGTGGATTTGCGCAGCACAGGCGTTGACTGGAATGTGCTCGCCAGTCGGGCCGCTCCCAGGCGGCAGCAGTCGTTCGCTGCGGCGAACTTACCCGCTCGCTGCGGCGTGCTTACCCGATTCACGGATTGCCTTGATCGCTGGCGAGATGGGCCTGGCGTGCCAGGCTCGCCTGGCGCAGGGCCAGGAGAGCGAATAGGGCGACGGCGATGGCGCTGAGCGCCAGGTCGTTGGACCCGAGCACGAGCGCCAGGGCGACCATGAGACACAGGGCGTTGATGAGTTCGCGGGCGGACATGGGGTTACGCTCCCTGTGAGTAGGCGTCGGCGGGGCCGAAGATGGTGAGCTGGCGGACCTGGACGCGGGTGCCGGCTGCGGCCGGCCCAGCGGGCTGGGGGAGCAGCTCCTCACGCCAGGTGAAGACGAGGGTGTTGATGCGGACGTGGCCAGCGACGCGCGAGTCGATGTAGACGGGCTTGCCGGCGGGTTCGCGGTCCTCGAGGGGGACGGCGAAGGCCTCGGCGAAGGGCGCGACCTCGTCGAGGTCGACCCAGCCGGAGCGCCGGCCGATGTGGAGCGCCAGCGAGCCATCTTTGCGGGCGAGCACGACGGCGTAGGGCTCGAGGAGGCGCTGGACGTTGGTGCCGTCCGGCTGGCGGGTGAGCTCGCGGCGCATGTCCTGGGCGATGCGGGCGAGGGCGGCGGGGTTGAGTTGCATGGTGGGTTTCTCCTGTTAGCGGATGAGCTGGCAGAGCACGAAGGCCAGGAAGGCGACGAGCAGCGCGATGTACGGGTAGTCGTGCGGATCGATCCTATTCGGATCGCTCCGCCCTGGATCGAGGCGGTCGGTGCGCTGGAGTTTCATGCAGGCTCCTAGAAACGCTTGAACGGGTTGACTTCGGAAAGTTGAATGAACAGGTTGCCGGTGCAGTCAGGGCCCTGGCCGCCAGCGTAGTCGCATTTGACCTGGATGCTGGGGGCGATGGCTTGGAAGTCCTTGCCCTTGAGCTGGTCGCGCTGCGCGGTGATCTGTTGCAGGGAGAGCGGCCGAATCCAGCCCGAGAGGTAGCCGTGCAACCACATGCGCATGACCAGGCGTTCCGCCCTGGCGCCCTTGGTGGATGTGTCCATGTCCCGGTGGATGACGATGGGGGCGTTGGAGCGCAGGTCGTGGTTGAGCCAGCCGGCCGGGACGTTGATGGGGTAGACCGGGTCGATCTCTGCGACCGGGATGGCATAGCCGGTGGCGGTCAGGATGCCGGCGGTATAGACGGTCTTGTGGCCGGCCTGGTCGGTGGTGGCGCGGCGGCTGACGGCAGCCAGGGCAGCCGATGGCTCGAAGACGTAGACCTTGCGGGCGAGCACGCAGACGTGCAGCCGCAGATCGGCCTGTTCGGTGTGGATGCCGTAGTTAGCGAGCATGGGCCTGGTTCCCCCATACGTCCCAGCCCGGAGCCTTAGTCCGGGCAAACAGCTCGATCCGGTTGCCGTGGGTGTAGATGGCGTCGATGATGGTGCGGAACTGTTCGGGCTTCTCCGAGTGGTTGTCGGTGCGCTCGATGGCCTGCACCGAGTCATAAAGGATGCGCTCATCGGGCGTGCAGGAGCCACGGGTGCAGACGAGGAGCAGCTCGTGGCGGACGGAGTTGTAGTGGCCGAAGTTGTGTTTGATCTTGTCCCAGACGAACGAGGTCTTGTACTCGAAGCCCCAGGCCCGGATGATGGGAAGGGCATCTTCGAGCATAGGCGACGTGACCCACATGAAGAGCACGGCGTTGTCTTCGCAGAGGTCGCGGACACGCCTGCCCAGGTCGCACAGTTCGCTACAGGTCATGGTGGGATAGTGACGTTCGGCATGGCCGTATTCGTCGAGCCCGGAGTCGCTGTACTTCCAGGGCGGATCGGCATAGACGACCCGGTAACGCTTCGGGCCGGCCAGGTCGGGCGCGGGCTGAATCTGCTGGCGCATCTGCTCACGGCGGAAGTCCTGGGCCTCGCGGAGCATCCGGCTAGTGGTGAGTTCCTCGCCGGCGCTCTTGACGACGGCGATCTGCTCCTCGAAACGTTCTTCGGGCAGTCCGGCGATGGCCTGCCAGCGGGAGGACTGAACTTTATTCACGCCGAGGTCCGCAAGTGTCGGAACTGGAGTTTCAGCATGAAACCCCAGGTTGCGGCCGTTGTGACGTTGTTCGTCCTCCGCCATGTCTACCAGCAACTCACCGGCCCGGCGTTCGGCCCGGAGCTTGATCTCGCTGGCGTAGTTCTGCGCTTCCAGCCCGAGCTTGGCGGCGCGTGCGTACTGGCGCGCAGCCTCGGCCACATCCCGGACTTGTTTGATATCTTCCAGGGTGCGGGCCTCGGCCAGCGCGCGGGCGGCGCCTTCGAGCTTGAGCAGAGCGGTCATGCGGGCTGCTCCTCGGTGGGTTGACCGAACACGCGGTCGGTGGCCTCGGCGCCGAAGACGACGAAGAAGCGTCCGATGAACCGTTCGGAAGGCTTTTCTGTGCTTGACAGGACGGAACGCACATAGACGGGATGGAAACTCATTTTTGAGGCGAGCTCAGCCTGTGTCATGTGCTGTTCTTTTAGCCAGGCCCGTAGTTGTTCGATCATGTAGTCAGCTCCTTACGTTTGCGCTAATAGTAATCCTGTAATTACGCTTTGTCAAGATGTAATTACGAGATTACGCAAAACTTTAAGGTTGCTAACGTAACTAGGCGATTACAATAGGCGTGATGACTAGCATCAGAGGGGACCGGGTTAGGTTTCTGCGCAAAGCGCGAGGGTGGACCCAGCCGCAGGCGTTGGAGCGCGTCCGGGAAATAGTGGGGCCTGGCAGATTCTCCCGTAATACCTTATCCGAAATCGAGAACGATAGTTACCTGAGTGAGCCCGGCGGCTGGTTGCTTGAGGCTCTGGCGCAAACGCTCGACACGAGCATTGATTTCCTGGTGGGGCTATCGGATGATCCTGGCATCACTGGGGTGGGTGGGTATCCGGTGCCGGAGTTGGACATTGCGGAGCTGGTCGATCGGCTGAACCGGCTGCCGGAGGGTTTGCGGCGGGAGGTGGCCGGGCTGGTCGCAGGCGCGGTGGAGTTGGCCGAACGGTTGGCGCACGGGGTGCGGCCGCAGTTGGTTATGCGGGAGGATCAGGTTCGATACGACGCCGGCGGGCGCGAGGCGCGGCTGGAGCAACTGGTGCGGCTGTTGGAGTCGTTGAGCGAGGACGACCAGCGCGCCGTTTACGAGGGGCTGGTACAACGTTACGGCGCAGGACGCGACGCAGCAGGTCAGTGAGGACGTTTCGCTGGTCGGCGTCGTCCAGGGTCTCGAAGATGCGGATGATTTCTGTTTTGTAGGCTGGCATGAAGGCGGTCCTCGGTAGAACGCTAGTTCGATTCTAGCATAGGGGATGATACGGCGTCAATCCCCGGTTTATCCCAAAGTTTCTGGGAACTTATCGCAAGGAGGCTGACATGGCAGGCGAGGAGGCAAAGGCGCCGAAGCGCGGGCTGCGGCGGGTGGTGACGTGGGCCATTGTGGGGCTGTTGGTGTTGTGCGTGGGGACGATGCTGCTGGCGCAGATCGGTGGGCAGCAGTCGGTTGACGAGGGGACGGCGACGCCGGGGGCGGGCGGCGAGGTGCAGGGTATTGCGGCGACGGTGGCGCCCAGCGCGACGGCGGAGGCTGAAGCGATTGACACGCCGAGACCAACACGCACCCCGAGACCAACACGCACGCCGAGACCGACGGCTGAACCCACGGTGACGCCGAGGTTTTCGGAGGCTGAGCAGGCGTATGTGGCGGAGATGGTGGAGATCACCCAGGGGTATAGTAAGGCGCTGACGGGGATCGGGGAGGAGTCGACGGCGGCCGGGGAGGATCTGACGCTGCTGCTGGACGATGACTGGAAGCTGCGGATGGCGCTGTATATGGCGCTGCTGAAGATCCAGGGGGAGGCGGTGCGGGAGATGGCCGTGCCGGAGCTGTTTGCGGAGCTGCACGAGGAGCTGCTGACGGCGGCAGGGCATTTCGATAAGTCGGCGGACCTGATGGCGGAGGGGATCGACGCGATGGATGGGGAGCTGATGGGCCAGGCGGCCGGGGAGATGAATGAGGGGGCAGAAGCGATCCGGCGGGCAAAGGTGTTGATGGACGAGGTCCTGGAGTGAAGGGGGAGCGGCGGCCGTACTGGCGGCGGCGGTGGGATTTGTGGCCGGTGGGGGTGCTGCTGGGGCTGCTGTATGGGCTGGGGTTGGTGGTGGCGGCACTGCTGGAAAGGTGACGGTCCTAATGATAATAAATGGTTATCAACAGGATGGGGGAGCCGGCCGGCGGGGTGCGCGGGGTTTGTCTAAGGGGCAGCGCGCATGTCTGCGCTTCTGCGAGTTGAATTATCAGGTGTTAGCAGCAGGACCTCGGTAGTTATCCGCAGAGACCGAGGAATTGGGCGCCGAGGGATGGCGCGCATGTGTGGCTGAGGACGAGCGCGCACGGTTGGCGGTGGAGTGTGGACATGTGGATGATGGCTTGAAGGTTAGTTTACATTGTTCGGGTCCGTGAGGTCGAAGGTTCAAATCCTTTCTCCCCGACTGAGATATTAGCATCAGAGGAAGCTGGAACCCCACGGATGGTTGTCCGTGGGGTTCCGTGTTTACTAAGCTTGGTCATTATTATCATCAGGACGGGGAGCAGATCGGCGGGTGAGGGTAGGTGGGCGCGCATGTTCGGACGTGCAGGGTTGTTAAGGTTGGGGGTTGGTACATAGCTATGTACCAAAGCGAGGAGCCAGGGCGAACGTGCCAGCGTCGCACGCTGGCCCAGGTCCGGGCGGACACGCAGGTCCGCCCCTACGATCCCGTATAAAAGCGAGGGCCGGGCGGCTGTGAAGGCAGCCGGCCCGGCCTGTTGGAAGACATCCTCTTGAGGTGGCGAAGATGCGTCTCGATTATGCTCTAGATGGCTACTGGCTGTCAAGAAAGCGGGATCTCAGCCAGAATACGGTGAACGATTATTCGGTGACGTTCCGGCGGCTGGCAGAGTTCCTGGGGCCGGGGCGGGAGTTCGAGGAGGTCTCGACGCAGGATGTAAACCGGTTTCTGAATCATCTGCAGGATGAGAAGCAGCTGAGCGGGAAGACGCTGGCGAATGCGTGGACGGCGCTGTCGTCGCTGTGGACGTGGGCGGAGCGGCAGGAGGGGATCCGGCATGTGATCCGGGGCCGGATCGAGCGGCCGGCGTACCGGCGGCCGGAGGTGACGCCGTTTACGGAGGAGGAGGTGCGGCTGCTGCTGGGGGCGTGCGAGCATATGCAGGCCTGGGACCGGCGGCATGGGACGCACGTGGAGGGAGAGCGGCCGACGGCGCTGCGGGATCGGGCGATGATGCTGGTGCTGCTGGATTGTGGGCTGCGGGTCAGCGAGCTGTGCGATCTGCGGCTGGCGGACTATGTGCCGAAGCGGGGCCAGATCACGATCCACCACGGGAAGGGCGATAAGAAGCGGACGATCTCGATTGCGAATTCGGCCCGGACGGCGCTGTGGCGGTATCTGAAGACCAGGGCGAATGCCAGGCCGGAGGAGTTCCTGTTTGTGACCCGGACGGGCGAGCGGCTGGACCGGACAGGGGTGCGGGCGATCATCATGCGCGCGGGGGAGCGGGCCGGGGTGGCGAATGCGCATCCGCACAAGTTCCGGCATACGTTCGCGATCAACTTTCTCAGGAACGGGGGGAATCTGCTGGCGCTGCAGGGGATCCTGGGGCATGAGAAGCTGGATACGGTGCGGATCTATGCGCGGCTGGCGGAGACGGACCTGGCGCAGGCGCAGCTGGCGGCCTCGCCGGCGGATAGGTGGAAATTGTAGTCTAGCGAATTTGCGTAGAACGTCTGTGTCACAGTTGACAACCGTGCGCGCGGTGCTATACTGTATATGTATGGCAAACTCCAATTCCCCCACAGAGGAGTTATTAGCCGAGCTCGAGCAATTGCTCCGGGAGGAGGTTGCGCCAGTGGCGACTTCGGGGGCGAATTGGAAGGTGATCATCAACGGGAAGGGCCTGGCTGACTGGAGCTTCGTGGTCGAGAAGCACGGCGGGAAGCGCGTCCAGGGGCAGGGCAAGACGGCCAGATGATCTGAGCTAACTTTTACGGGTAGCAGCATAGCAACAGGGTTGTGGCCCGGTGAACGGGGCATCCTCACAGTGAGGGTGCCCCTTCTTTTTTAACCCTGATTCATCGGATGAACGGATTTGCTTGATGAGGGTTTGGTAGCGTGACGAGGGTTTGCCGGACGTGCGGGCGAGAGTACCGGGGGTTGGTATGTGGGGTGTGCCATCCTCGGGGGTCTGGGGAACGGGTACGGTTGCGGGCAGAGGCGGAGGGGCTCAGTGACGGACGGCGGGCAACGGACGGCACTGAGTCCCTCGGTCTTTGCGGGGTAGATGCTTCGCATAATCATCGCCCTATCGGGCCGGAGGACGGCGCCTGCGGGCGCGAGGGCTGACAGGGCGAACGCGCGTTTTTGACGGTTTGTGGGGTGCTCGGTGGTTGACCAGTGGCCAGATGTGCCGGAGGACGATTTCCCAGCCGGGGCCGGGGTGCCAGGGCAGGCGGTGAGTCGCGCGGCGCGCAATGAGTTGCAGCGGTGGCTGGTGGAGCAGGAGGAGCTGCCGGCGTGGTTCTCGCTGTGGAATGAGCTGCGGGAGGAGCGGGCGCCGGTCGTGGGGGCGGACGGGCAGCCGGTGCTCGACGACCAGGGCCGGGCGGTGACGAAGCGGCGCTGGGACTGGCGCAAGGCGCTGTATATCGCCTGGTCGTGTGTGCCGAAGGCGCAGCGGGCGCCGAAGACGCTGGAGGATCTGTGCAGCCTGCTGGGGCTGTCGTCCACGGGGACGGTGCGCAACTGGCGGCGCAAGGATCCGGGGATGAAGGAGCGCATCGAGAAGCTGCCGAGGGAGCTGCTGCTCGAGCACGTGGCGGATGTGTACTCGGCGCTGGTGACGGTGGCCAGCTCGGCGGACCCAAAGGGGTTCAATGACCGGCGGTTGTTCCTGGAGCTAACGGGGAATTATCAGCAGAGGGGCGCGGTGGTGTTGAGCGGGCCGGACGGGGGTGCGGTGCCGCTGGATTTGTCGCATGGACTCGCAGCGTTATCGGACGAAGAATTGGACGCGCTGGATCACATCGCCGGCAGGCTTGCAAGCCCTGGCGCGTGAGAAGGCGCGGCGGCATCTGATCGATTTCTGCACTTTGACATTTCCCCAGTACCAGGCGGCGCAGGTCCACCGGTACATGGCGGAACAATTGGAGGCGGTCGAACGGGGGGACATCACGCGGCTGATGCTCTTCTGCCCACCGCGGACCGGGAAGACGGAGTTGTTGATCCGGTTCGTCGCCTGGTACCTGGGCCGCAATCCGGACCGGCCGGTGTTGTATGCGAGTTACGGGGCTGACCTGGCGTGGGAGAAGAGCGGTGAGGCCCGGGCGGTGGTGGCCAGCGAGGAGTTCGGGGAGACGTTTCCGGGGGTGCGGCTGAGCCCGGCCTCGCACAGCGTGCAGCGGTGGCGCATCGCCGGGCGGCGCGGAGGGGTGCAGGCGCAGGGCGTGGGCGGGCCGCTGACGGGCAAGGGCGGGCAGCTGATCGTGGTGGATGACCCGGTGAAGAACCGGGCGGAGGCCGACAGCGCGACGATCCGGGCGGCGACGTGGAAGTGGTACACCTCGACGCTGCGGACGAGGCTCGAGCCCGACGGGCGGATGATCCTGGTGATGACCCGGTGGCATGAGGACGACCTGGCGGGGCGGCTGCTGGCGACGGCGGCCGGGGATGCGAAGGCGGACCAGTGGGCGGTGGTGAAGCTGCCGGCGCTGGCGAAGGCGGATGATCCGCTCGGCAGGCAGCCAGGGGCGGCGCTGGACCCGGGGCGGTATGACGAGGCGGCGCTGGTGCAGCTCCGGGCGAGCATCGGGAGCCGGGATTGGACGGCGCTGTATGACCAAGAGCCCAGGCAGGAAGAGGGGAACGTCTTCAAGCGGGCCTGGCTGACGATGACACCCACGGCGCCGGCAGAGTTCCGGCGGGCGGTGGTGGCCTGGGATACGGCGTACGAGAGCAAGGAACAGAACGATTTTGCGGCGGCGGTGCTGGTGGGGCAACAGGCCGATGGGCGGTTTTACGTGCGGGTGCTGGTGCACGAGCGGCTGGAGTTTCCGGAGCTGCTGAACCGGGCGAAGGCGGTGCTGGCGAGCTGGCCGCAGGCGGAGCACGTTGTGGAGGGGAAGGCCTCGGGGAAGAGCTTGCGGCAGGCGCTGCGGGCGGAGGGGATCCCCTTGATCGAGGTGGAGCCGCAGGGGGATAAGGTGGCCCGGGCGAATGCGATGACCCGGTATTTCGAGAGCGGGCTGGTGGTGATCCAGGACGGGGCGGCCGGTGAGGGGCTGGTGCAGGAGCTGCTGAATTTTCCGCAAGGGGCGCACGATGACCAGGTGGATGCGCTGGTGTATGCGCTGATGCGGTGTGCGGGTGGGGGATCGGGGATTTACGTCTGACGAGACCGCCACGAATTGCACGAATTAGACGGATTCTACAAAGGAGCTCGGATGGTTGGGAATGTCGTGGGGACGGCGGCTTATTTGAGCGTGGTGGCGCTGATTTGGGTGCTGCTGGCGCGGAGCGGGTGGAATGTGTGGGCCATCGCGGCGGGGCTGCTGGTGTTCCTGGTGATCGGGGTGTTCGCGACGTTTGACCCTCGGGACTGGGAGCGGCGGCCGAAGTAGGCGGTTACCGGTTAGCAGGTTGAAGGTTTGAAGGTTGATGGCGACAGGTTATAGCCAGCGGGATCCGCGGTGGATGAGCGAGCGGGTGGGGACTTCGGCGCATACGGTGGGGAGCGCGGGGTGCCTGGTGTGCTGCGTGGCGTCGCTGCTGGCGGATTATGGGGTGAGGGGCGGACGGGGCGCTGAAGCGCCTACTACGAACCCTGGCCCGATCACGCCGGCGGAGCTGAACCGGTGGCTGGTGGAGCAGCAGGGGTACGTGGACGATTGCCTGCTGGAGTTTGCGGCGGTGGAGCCGTTGGGGGTGAAGCTCTCCGGGTGGCTGGATTGCTGGCAGTATCCGGCGCCGATGGGGCAGGTGGCGAGTGCGCTGGCGGGGAAGGCGAGTGTGCTGGCGCTGGTGGACTCGAAGCCGGGCGGGCCGGTGCAGGATCATTGGGTGCGGCTGCTGGCGGTGGGGACGAAGGATGCGACGATCATGGACCCCTGGCAGCCGGCCGGGCAGGAGACGGTGAGCCTGCTGAAGTTCTACGGCGGGGCCGGGTGGGATGCGGCCAGGGCGATCTTCCTGCTGGCGACGTACGGGCGGCCGGATGTGGCGGTGCGGGGGGTGAATTACGGGGTGGCGCGGCGCAGGGGGTTGGTGCAGCCGGGGCTGTCATTGTGGGGCGGCGGCTGATGGGGCGGACCCTGCTGGCGCTGGCAGCGGATGCGCACGCGAACAGTACGCTGGGGCTGTGCAATCCGGAGGCCTCGCTGCCGGATGGCCAGCCGGTAAGCCTGACGAAGGCGCAGCAGTGGTTGTGGCAGTGTCACCTGGATTTTCTCGACCAGGTCAAGGCGGCCTGGCGGCCGGGGGACCGGCTGTATGGGGTGTGGGCGGGCGACGGGCCGGACATCAACCGGAAGACGACGCAGCTCATGACGACGAACCCGATGGGCGCGGTCGAGCTGTTCGTGGCCACGGCCAAGCCGCTGCTGGAGCTGTGCGAGGACGGCGGGTGGATTCTGCGGGGGACGGAGAATCACGACGGCGACGCCGGCAACCTCGAGGAGATGGCGGCCCGGCTGCTGGGGACGTCGCATTATCCGGCGGACAGTAAGCTGGCGAGCTGCTGGTTATTGCGGTTGGCGCTCTCAGGGGTGCAAGTCGACGTGACGCATCACGGGCCGATGGGCCGGCTGCCGTGGACGAAGACGAACGGGCTGATGCGAGTGGCGGCGGAGATCCAGGACGAGTATGTGAAGCACGGGCAGCTGCCGCCGGCGCTGGCCGTCCAGGCGCACAACCACGTCTTCGGCGACACGGGGCTGAATCATACGGTGCGGGTGATCGGGCTGCCGTGCTGGCAGTTGCAGACGAGTTACGGGTTCCGGGTGAGCCCACGGCGCATGACGGATATCGGCGGGGTCCTGGTGATCCTGGACGAAGGGCGCATGGAGGTCAGGCCGATACTCTTTACGCCGCAAATGGAGGACCGTTGGACGGACAGTCGCGTATCGAGCTGACAGAGAGCGACCTGATAGAGGCGCTGCTGGCGGCGCAGGCCTCGGAGTGCGGGGCGGACGGGGCGCTGACGGTGTGGGAGATGGTCGAGCAGTCGGGGCTGAGCGACACGCTGGTGCGGCGGCGGCTGCGCAAGATGATGGACCGGTTGGAGTGTGTGAAGGTGATGCGGGTGCGCATCGATGGGTTGAGGATGCCGGTGCCGGCGTATCGGTTGAAGTGTTGAAGGTGTGGGCGGACGGGGCGCTAAAGCGCCTACTACGAACGGGATCGGGTGATAAGTCCGTGTTATCGCTAGAAGCGATACCGGCGTTAGGACGGGGGATGGGCGGATGAGTGTGTTTGACCTGGTGGCCCGGATGGCAGGGTTCGAGCGGCGGGCGGTGAAGGCGGCCGGGCGCGAGGTCGAGTCGCCGTATACGTGGCCGGCCTGGCGCACGGGGCAGCCGGATTGGACGCCGTCGACGCTGCAGGGGTTTGCGCGGGCCGGGTACGGGGATAACGCGCTGGTGTTTGCGTGTATTGCGGCGAAGGCGCAGTCGGCGGCGCTGGCGCCGCTGGTGGCCTACACGGGGCAGCGGGATGCGCCGGTGCGGCTGCCGGACCAGCACTGGCTGGCGCAGCTGCTGCTGCGGCCGAATCCGCACCAGAGCTGGTACGAGCTCGAGGAGCTGGCCCGGACGTACCTGGAGCTGGACGGGAATGTGTTTGCGTACCTGGCGCGCGGGCGCTCGGGTCCTTCGACTACGCTCCGCTCCGCTCAGGATGCGATGATCGAGGGGATCTTCCTGCTGCGGAGCGACCGGGTGCGGGTGGTGCCGGGGACGACGCGCACGGCGCCGCTGCTGGGGTATGTGTACGATCCGGACGACAGCGGGATGTATCAGCGGGAGCCGTTCCTGCCGGACGAGATCGTGCATATCAAGTATCCGAGTCCGCTGGACCCGTTCGAGGGGCTGGGACGCGGGTCGAGCCCGCTGGGGGCCGCGGCGAAGGAGACGGACGTCGATAACGCGGCCACCTCGTTCCTGAAGACGTTCTTCGACCAGGCGGTGGTGCCGTTCGGGCTGCTGAAGAGCAAGCAGAAGTTGTTCGACAACGATGTGGCGCGCATCCGGGAGCGATTGCGCGCGCAATACGGGGGCATCCAGAACTGGGGCGACGTGATGATCCTGGATGCGGATGCCGAGTATCAGCGGCTCGGGCTGACGATGCAGGAGATGTCGTTCGAGGCGCTCGACATGCGCAACGAGGCGCGCATCTGCGAGGTGCTCGGGGTGCCGCCGATCATCGTGGGGGCGAATGTGGGCCTCCAGCGGTCGACGTTTGCGAACTATGGCGAGGCCCGCGCGGCGTTCTGGGAGGACAAGCTGATTCCGGGGGTGTACCGGCGGTTTGAGGATGGCTGGAATACGCGGCTGGCGGTGGACGGGGCGTGGGTGGCCTACGACTACGACAACGTGCCGGCGCTGCGGCAGCGGCAGGCGGAGGTCTGGGACCGGGCGCTGAAGGCGTGGGAGAGCGGGCTGGCGAAGCGGAACGAGGCGCGCGGGATGGTGCGGCTGGATCCGGTGCCGGATGCTGAGGATGGGTTCCGGAACGAGGCCGCCACGAATGCTACGAATGACACGAATGGGACGAATGTGTCCCGATTTGGGGCTGATCCGGACATGAGTGGCCGGGACGACGATCCCGAAGACGAGGATTCTCCGGAGGGGGACGAGGCCGCCGAGGGGGACGGGGAGGGTGAGAAGGGGCGCCCTTTTTCGGGGAGAGTCCTGATTACCCGTAAGGCGGGCCTGAAGGCCTTGGATCTTGGATTTGATCCGGCGGCGGGGGGGGACCGGGAGCGGGCCATCGAGCGGCTGGAGCGGGATCTGGAACGGCGGCTGAGCCAGGCGCTGCGGGAGGACCTGGAGCGGCAGTTGGCGGAGGTCCGGAAGTGGGCCAGGCGCAGGGGGCCAGCGGCGAGCGGCGAGTGGCCAGCGGTGCGGATGCTGGCGCAGGTGGTGATTCCGGAGCTGCGGGATGCGGCGACGGTGGGGGCGGCGGCGACGGTGGCCAGGCTGGCGAACAGCGGGGTGGCGGTGGACTGGACGCTGGCGAATGCGGAGGCGGTGGCGTGGGCGCAGGCCTACACGTTCGACCTGGTGAAGGGGATCGATGCGACGACGGCCAGGCTGCTGCAGCGGGAGATTGCGGCGTGGGTGCAGGCGGGGACGTCGCTGGGCGAGCTGCAGGCCATGCTGACGCCCATCTTCGGGCCGGTGCGGGCGGAGATGATTGCGATCACGGAGACGACCCGGGCGTATGCGGAGGCGGCCGAGCGGAGCTGGGAGGCGGTCAACCGGCAGTACGGGGAGCCGATCGTGCGGGGTAAGCGCTGGCTGACGAATAACGATGAGCGCGTGTGTCCGATCTGCTCGGCGCTGGGCGGGTTGACCTGGTCGGAGGATGGAAGCGTGCCGGCAACGCGGGATGAGCAGCGGGAGAACGCGCTGGTGGTGGCGCTGGGGCAGCCGTTTACGCATCCGGGGGGGAATGGGGCGCAGGCGCGGTTTGCGGGCCGGACGTATCCACGGCCGCCGGCGCATGTGCGCTGTAGGTGCCGGATCGCTGAGGTTATTTAGCGGGTTGCAGGTTGCAGGTTGAAAGGTTTCAGGTTGTTTGACTGATGGCGACGCAGGGTGGGGCGACGGTCCGGATTGTGGGGCTCGAGGAACTGATCCGCAATGTGGGGTGGGCGCGGACGGCGGCCTTCCTGCGGCCGGCGATGGAGCGGGCGGTCCGGCTGGTGAAGGCGGAGGCGCAGATCTACCCACCTCCTCGCCGGCAGCGGATGGGCTGGAAGAGCGAGCGGCAGCGCCGGTTCGTGATGGCGGGGATCCGCAGCGGGGCGATTGAGGTGCCTTACCGGCGGGGGCAGTCGCCGCAGAGCGAGAAGCTGGGCAGCCGGTGGACGACGGAGATCCGGGAGAGCGCTGACGACCTGGTCGGGGTGGTCGGGAACAATGCGAGCTACGGGCCGTATGTGATGGACGACGAGCTGCAGGCGGCGTATCACGCGGGGAACTGGCCGACGCTGAGCGAGATTGTCAAGGACGTGACGCCGGATGTGGAAGCGGCGTTCGGGGCTGCGGTGCAGCGGGAACTGGACCGCTTTTAGGTGGCAGGTTCGAAGGTTGCAAGTTGCAGGTTTGCGGGTGGAGGCGGAGAGATGGCGAAGGTGAGGCTGCCGAGCGAGCGGAAGGTGCTCTTGGAGGCGGGACGGAGCGTCGAGGGACGGGTCGTCACGGGGTTTCCGAGCATCTTCGGGAATGTGGATGACGGCGGGGATGTGGTGCAGCCGGGGGCGTTCCGGAAGACGCTGAGCGAGCAGGCCGGGCGGCTGCGCTGGCTGTGGCAGCATCATTACGAGGAGCCGCCGATTGCGAAGGTCCTCGAGGCGCGCGAGGTGGGACGGGAGGAGCTGCCGGCCGACGTGCTGGCGCGGTTCCCGGAGGCCACGGGCGGGCTGCTGGTGAAGCGGGAGTACCTCGAGACGCCAAGGGCGGACGAGGTCCTGGCGGGGATCGTGGCCGGGGCGACGAACGAGATGTCGTTCGGGTATGACACGATCGATGTGAAGTACCCGAAGGACCTGGTCATCGGCGGGAAGAAGGTCCGGCGGGAGCTGCGGGAGTTGCGGCTCTTCGAGTTCAGCGACGTGAACTGGGGCATGAACCCGGCGACGACGAACCTGAAGGACCTGCTCGCGGGGATCGAGGCGGTCGAGCTGCAGCAGAAGGCGCTGGCGCAGTGGCTGGAGAGCCGGCTGCACCTGACGTTCACGGAGATCGCGGACGATCTGTACGGGAACGGGCACGTGACGCGCGAGGAGCGGATTGCGCTGAGCGGGTTGATCTCGGATGCGTTGAATGCGTTCAATGCGGGGATGGAGGCAGAGGTGCTGGCCGGGGTGCGCGGGCGCGACCGGTGGGACGAGGCTCCTTCGGCTCCGCTCGGCTCCGCTCAGGATGCTCCGGCACAGGTGGCCAGTGCGACTGCGGTCGCCAGCGCTGAGCTGATGCGGGCGCGGCTGGCGGTGCTGCGCGAGAAGATTAACCTGGTGGGGGCCTGAGGGCTGGTGAAATGGGCTGCGCCGCTCGCCACGTGGCGGGGCCGGCCGTCTCTGCCCGGAAGGGTCGGGGACACCGGGTCCGGACATGCCGGGGCACGCATTGACGGTTGTAGGTTGGTAGGTTGCAGGTTGCAAGTTTCGAATGATAACAATGGATTCGCGGCAGGACGCGACAGAGGAGTGAGGGAGATGAAGTATAAGGCGTTGCTGGAGCAGGCACGGGGCCTGGTGCAGAAGGCGGACGCGATGCTGACCGAGTTCGAGGGTCAGGATCTGCCGGAGGAGAAGGCGGCCGAGGTGAGCGGGCTGATGGCGCAGGCGGAGAAGCTACAGGCGCGGGCGGAACAGCTCAAGGCGGTCGAACAGCGCGATGCGGAGCTGCAGGAGAAGATCGCGGCGGAGCCGGAGGCCAAGGCGGCCCGACCCGGCGAGGATAAGGCGTTCGAGCCGGTCTACGTGATGCGGTTCGGCGAGGAATCCAAGGCGCAGCAGGCGGTCATGTCCGACCTGGTCGGCAAGGACTACCGGCAAACGATCTGGGAGCAGAATCTCGCGTTTGCGAAGTATCTGCGCCACGGCGATGGGCTCATGGGTCTCGACGAGCGGCGGCTGCTGACCAAGCAGGTCTTCCCCTGGGACCAGGTGCAGTACCTGCTGATGAACGGCCGCACGGTCAACGAGATCAAGAGCACGATGGTCGAGGCGCAGGGCAGCCTCGGCGGGTATGCGGTGCCGCCGAACGTGCAGGCGGAGATCGCGAGCCGGCTGCCGGGCCGGAGCGTGGTCCGCAGCGGCGGGGCGACGGTGGTCGACCTGGTGAACGGCAACAGCATCGATGTGCCGGTCTACACAGGCGGGGACAGCCGCTACCGGGGTGCGCTGCGCGGCCTGTGGGGTGCGGAGACGCAGACCCCGGCCGAGGACAACGCGACCCTGGGCACGACGCCGGTCGTGGCGCACATCTACACCTACAAGGTGCCGATGAGCCAGTCGCTCGTCGAGGATGCGGCCAACCTGGTCGAGCTGGTGACGCGGGACATCGCGGACACACTGGCCATCGACGAGGACGAGGCGTTCCTGATCGGCGACGGGACGAACAAGCCGTACGGCATTCTGCCGGGCTCGGCGAACGGGCTGTCGCTGACCGAGGTCGTTTCGGGGCACGCGACGGCGCTGACCGCCGACGGGCTGATCGGGCTGTCGGATGCGCTGGACGAGCAGTACATGGAGCGGGCGCGCTTCATCTTCAACAAGGCGACGGGGACGGCGGTCCGTAAGCTGAAGACCGGCGACGGCGAGTACCTGTTCGACCGGGACCTGCAGAACAACAAGCGGACGCTGCTGGGCTATCCGTTCAACCGGAGCGAGGCGATGGCGGATATCGCGGCGAGCGCGTATCCGATCATCTTCGCAGACCTCGCGGGCTACCGGATCGTGC